GCCGGTAGTGGTTCCGCCGGCCATGTTCTTATCGACGACAAGGACGAGGCCCAACGGGTTTCCGTTCCATGACGACGCGGAAGCGTTACCAAATGCGTTTTGTCCGGCAAGGCCCGGCGCACCGGTGAACGGGAACACGGGGCGGCCGGTGCTATCGACAAGCATACCGAGCTTGGCCCAAGTGACCGGCGACACGAAATAGTGCGTTGGCAGATAGTTAGAGCCGTTGGAAATCTGATAAGCGGCACCGTAGATAGCGCCGATAACAGCTTCGGGATCCGTCAAATCGGTAACGGTTTCCGTCTGAGACACGCCGCTAACCATGGTGTCTACGGCATAGTTGTCGGTTGCCTGTCCGTAAGCAATAGCAAGCTGATTAAGCACAATGTTAAGCGACGCCGGATCCGTCCAATCCATATCTTGTTCGGACATGGTTACGTACGTTCCAAATGTCTTTTTTGTTACGTCGTTGTTGGCAATCGTGACGGTGGACGGGTCAAGCGTGTTCAGCTGTCCGGTTGGCTGTTCGGTCACGGTTGGACGAACAGTAATTTTTGGACGGCGGAACGTCGAGCCGGCTGCCGGCATAGCGCGGGTGCCGATTGCCGTAACAAAAGGGCGGATTGGGTCAAGCCCGTCGTACGGCTGACCCACGATTTCTTGCGGCAAGATACCGGGCGTGTCCGTGGTGCTGATGTTGGGCGCGGCTGCCTTAATGCGCTCGTTCATGATTGCCCAACGGGATCCACCGTCCACCATTGCGGCGATATATTCCGCCGGGCTTGGCAGCTTAAAGTTACGTGGCTGAGCGTACACCGGCGCAATAGCGGCGGCCTCAATAACGGCGGGGGTTTCGACTGGCTCGTTCATTTCTTGGTCCTTTTGCTCGTGGTCCTCTTGCTCATTATTACCTAAAACGTCGTCGGTTTGTGGGATAGTCGCGGCGACCTTTTCGACAACCGCGGATTTAAACGCACCATAGGGGACCAACGACAATTCTTCCCACACGGCAGCTTTAACGACCATGGTTCCGTCCGCCTCGTATGCGAAATCGACCGGCACAACGCCAACCGAAACCGCGTCCAAAACGCCGTCCGAGGCCAAAACCAAGGCTTCGTTACCCTCGGTTGTGTCCGAAATTTTGGCCTCAAACATGACGGAATTACCGACAAGCTCGCGGGCCGTAACGACGCCTACCGGGCGGGCGCTGTCGTGATAAAGATACATTTTTGGTTTCTTGCCCTCTAACGGCAACGAGCCGGCCTCAAACCGGACCTTTTGACCGTCGGACACGGTGGCGGTTTCGCCGTAGGTAAGGGCGACGCCCGCCAACGTCCGGCGCGGCAGCTCACCGGGCGCGGCGGCGTCTAGGGTCAATTCTTGCGGCGTTAAACGCAACATAATTTAGGCTCTACTTTCTTGCGTGTTTTCCTCGTACATTACGTCTGTTTCCTCGGGCATAAGTGTTTCGCCTAAGTAATCAGACACGGAAAATTTTACATAGGTGCCGCGGGGCAATACGTTGTCGCTCGACAGCGTTTCCGCAATACAATCGGCGTAAATTTTCGCACCGAACATATATAGATCCATGCGGGCTTGTTCGCTTGATTGGTAGCTGTATGCGCCGGTCGAAACGCCAACGAGATATGGCGGGATATTTGCTAGGCGCGCCATTTCGAGCGCCTGATAGTTAGCGGCCTCGATAAGTAGCATTTTGTCCGGTGTCGCCGTGTTGGGGATTACCTCTACGAATTCGTTTACCGCACTTGTGGAATTTGAGAGGCGCGCATTATCAAACGCGGCGGCCATATCGGCTAGCTCTTGCCCGGACATGGGTTCGCCGCCAACTTGGCGCAACGTTAAAGCGGGTTGGGTTGCTTGTGCGTTACGCAACCGGGCGCGCTCTAAACGCAATGCGGTTTCGACAGCTTGCGGGCTTGTGTAGTTAAGGCCCTGAATAGGTGAAATAAATTGGATTACGTCCTCGTGTCGGATTGGCAGCCCGTTAAACAAAATTTGTTTGGACGGTGCGTAAAAAATGGGGCCGGCCTGATCCAACGTAGTAACCATTGCCGACGGAAGCCGCGTAAACGACGAGGGAAAGCCGTCGCTAGTGCGCTCGACAACGTAGAGGAAGCCTCGTTGCGTAAAAAAAATGTCGTCAAATAACCATGCGAATAGTGTTGAGTTTGGAACGGACTTGTCGAGGCGGCGCAACCATGAGCGCGGCGCCTCTGGTATTTCTTCCATTTCCTCGCCGTTCCACATTTCTTTATACATTTTGAGCGGCATACACGCAATAACGGACGCCAACAAATCACGGCTACGCGAAATCGCCGGAACCGACATAGCTTTTTGTCTCGCGGTGCCGTCCACATAGGCGTAATAATTCTGAATTTGGCTAGCGCCCGCGTTGCTACCCGCGGCAGCTTTAACGGTGCGCGCCGGTTCCGGGTTTCGTCCAAACAATGGCATAAGCCAAGTGTGCCACATAAAACGGCGGTTTGGTGGCACTAGCCGCCCCGCACTTATCCCCGACAGATAGGCCGACGGCTAGCGCCTCATTTACCTTAGCGGTTTGCGGATACAACGACGGGCTTACCGACTAGTTGCGGTTTGCTTGCGAGCGCCGCCGCCCAAACCATACAACGGGCAGCTTCGATAGGTCCGGGCGACCGTTGCGACGACAACGCAACGCTTCCTTGGTGCTTCACTAAAACGGCTCGTTCGCAATGCTCGACTAGCAATAGCTCGCCGTTATGGCAGATCCGGTTTTCTATAACCATTGCTTTTACCGCTGCCGTCCACTTTAAAAGCTCTTTATAGCCCACGATTGTTCGCCTATGTTCGTGTTGCGGCGGGTAATGGATTTCTAGGCTTGGCGTTATTGCTATGCGTAGCCCGGGGTTGGCGTCGATTGTGTCGCCCATTTTCGCCCATAATTCGGCCATGGTTGCGGCGGTAAACGCCACCGTTACGTGCGTTTTGCGACCGTTAGCAACAGCTCTAACCGCTACGTACCGGGTATCGTCCAATGACGCCTCGATAGCAAGGACGCCGCCGGCGGGTGCCGGGTCGTCGGTTTGTAACGCGGCAAACACGCCCGGTTCTAACCATGCCGTCGTTGAGGCTTGCCATAGGTTCACCGACGAGCGCAAAAAGGCGGCCCGGTTAGGTGCTTGGGCTTCCGCCTCAATCACCCGCATTTCCAACGTATGCCCTAACGCCGGGTTCGCATAAACCCAAGCGGCCGGATCCATTGGGTCCAACGAGCTAGGCGGCGAATATTCCGCAAAATACAACGCGGTTTGTTGCCCGCTATCTATTGCGCGTAGCCCTTGGTCACGCCACCGCAACATTGCGCGACTATCTTGCGTACCGGCTGTCGAGGTCATTAACAGCATTGGGTTTTTACGTGCGCGTTGCGACGGTAACAAACCCTCGTCTATGGCGGCCTCGGAAATATCCCAAACCTCGTCGGCAATAATCAAATCGCACGAATAGCCGTGACCGGCCGACGGGGTAGCCGCCCGGATATGCCAAACGGATCCGTCGGGCATAGTGAGTTTTTGCCGGCCGTAGGACCACGACACAACCGCCCCGAACCGGTCCGCCAAAATTGGGGCAAGATACGTGAACAGCGCCGTAGCCAAATCGAGCTTGTGGGCCGTCGTAATGACCGTTTGAGGCTTGCCCCGGTACTTTCCTTGGGTCGCAAGAAACCAACCCAACAACGCGGCGTTAAGCGTCGTTTTCCCATTCTGTCGAGCCACGGATACGAGGCCAACACGGTGTAACCAATCCCCGTTTGCGTCAAACGCCGTAATACCGCGCAACACGTGAAGCTGCCACGGCATTAGCTCGACGCCCAACACGTGTAAAGAGAAATCCGCTATGTCCTCGGACCAATCCCCAAAACCACTATGGGTGGTTGTTTCCAATCTCGGACGGTTCCGGCCGGTTCCCGCCGGTTCTCGCCAATCCGCGCCGGTTATGGCTAATTCCGTTTCGGATATAGGAATTACAGCT